TACATTATTAGAAGTATCAAATCTTAAATCCCCTACGGTGTTTGATTGTTGTAGTGTAGTACCACTTGGTAACTTAACTGCTCCTGTAGAATTAATTGTAATATTTTCTGTTGGTGCAAATGTTATATTTCCGCTTCTAGTTCCTAGTCTATCCGTATTTACAAATACATTTTCTAACAGTACATCACCTGCACTATTAGCACGTAATTCTAAGTTTGAGTTTGTATTAGTAGTAGTAATAACATTATCAAAAATTTGTATGTCGGTGCTACTTTCTAATGCTTCAAGAGCAAAAGTATTATTGATTGTTAAATTGCTAGTTACTATACTTTGAGCAGTTAGATCCTGTGCAATAAGCAGACTATCATCAAATACAATATCTCCAATGCCGCTGGCACTTAGTATTAAATTTTCGTTTATGTTAGTGGTTGCAATAAAGTTATCAACAAGTTTTATTGCTTCTAGTTGTACATCGCTTTGAGTTGAAAACTGCCCAACTATTAAATTTCCTGTTTGAGAATAATTACCTGTTTGAGTTCTATTACCTGTGTGATTTACAGTCCCGTTAATAATAATATTTTTTAAATTAGTAGTGCCGTTAACTGTTAGATCTTGATCAAATATAACATCGTTGGTTGGCAATGCAACATCACCTGTTGCACGTAGTTCTAAATCTGAATTAGAAATTGTTGTTGTGATATAATTGTCGTTGATTTGTATGTTATTAGTTCTAACAATAATATCATCTAAGTCAATGTCTTGATCAATTATAATATCACCAGTAGTTATAGTTGCAGCAAATAAATTATTTGTTACTCTAACGTTATTATTAGGTACTAGTACTTTTCCAGTTCCACTCGCTCGTAAGTCTAAATCATTATTACCTACTGTAGGTGTAATAACATTGTCGTCTACTGATATGTCAGAAAATTGTACTGCACTGTTAACAAACATATTTCCGCTTTGTACTAAATTACCTGTTTGAGCGTAGTTTCCTAGTTGTGTTCTTAATCCTAACTGATCTAGTGTACCTATTACTGTGACATTTTGTAAACTTGTAATGCCGTCTACTGTTAAATCTTGTTCAAAAATAACATCACTATTTGGCAATGTTATATCGCCCGAGACAATAATATATGTAAATTTAAAATTGGTAATTCCAGAATCAACTGTTGGGCCACCAAATGCCCAAGTACCGGTCATTCTATATACGCCACTGCCTTGACTTACCCAACCGCTAGTGGAAGTAAAATTTATTAAATTACCGTATCCAGCAGGGTCTAGCTGTAATATTGAACCGCTAGAAACTGTTAGTAGATTATTAAATGCACTAGTGTTTGTCCATGCTGATAATGTTATTTCCAAATAGCTACCGGTAGCCCAGTAATATATTCCCCATGGATCGCCGCCAGTTGGAAATACTGCAAAATCAGTATTGAACCCTGAGCCATTTGCCCAATACGTAATACTACTACTGTTTATAGCACTAATTACTAGGTCTAAGTTACCGTTGTTGGTTGTGATATAGTTTTGTGAAATATCAATGTTAGCTACGTCAGCTTTATTAAATTCTACAACATTGGTTATTGCTATGGTACTGGTATTATAGATATTATCAGCACTTAAACTATTACTTACTAGTACATCGCTAGTAGGAACTAAAATTATTCCAGTAGGTTCTGCACGTAATTCTAAGTTTGCATTTGATGAAGTAGTTGTGATAACGTTGTCGTCAACTAAAATTTCTTCAAACTGTACTGCCTCAGTTACTGACAAAAATCCGTCTACTGTTTGAGACTGTACACTTACATCACCTACAATATTTACAACACCGTTTAAATTTAAATTTGCTACACTGACATTATTGTCTAAAGATGAATTACCTACAACTGTTAAGTCATTACTAAATGATACATTGTTACTAGGAATTAAAATACGCCCAGATCCGTTTGCACGTAGTTCTAGATCTGAGTTAGAGTCTTGTGTTTGTATTACATTGTCAAAAATTCTAATACTATTAATATTAGCTTCAGATAACCAAACATTTAACCATTGGTTGCTTATTGAACCTAAATTATATTGTGTATCTATATTAGGATTAAAGTTTTGTTCAATGTCTATATTAAAATCTACAGTATCAGTATAAGCATTACCAAATAAATTTAATGAGCCGTCAAAATTAAAATTACCAGTCATTGCTAAATTTTTAGCAACATTTACATCAGAATTGAAATTAATATTTTCACTTGCACTGTCAATATTAAATTCTCCAGATAAACTTTCAACAGTGTTTCCAGAAATCCTAATGTTTCCTGTATCTATTTTGTCGTAAGTAATAAAAGTAAAATTAGGATCGGTTCCTATTTTCATTTGAGCAAGATTATCAAATGTTACAGAACTAGTGTCAATACTAGTAGTACCGTTTTCAAAATCTACATAAAATGTAGTTCCAACTCTAAAGTTACCTAGATGATCCGTAGAACTATAATAAATTCGACCTGAATTTAATTCAACTGCTTCGTTAGCTTGTATTGCTAGTGTCTTATCGTTTGAAGAATTTAAACCACTGCCAATATATCCAAAATTATGCTGTATTAGATACATCAATGTATCTGCACCGTCAGCTACTGCGCCATAGTTTCCATAGACTGATGCTGATCCAATGCTTCGAATTTCTGCTCCATAAATTACTGTACTACCGTCTTGACTTATTCTTCCAGTTGCTCCATCTACTGCGTACAATCCTCTATTGGCAAAATACGTAAAACTGTTTAGCCATTCAACCCTAACACCATTGGTCATTGTTATTGCATCTGCATTTGGTGTTATGAAAGTACAACTATGAAACAACATCGAAGCTTCAATACTTGCTGGATCCATTTCGCTACCATCAATCCAGGCCCCGCAGCCTGCTAATAAAGTAGTACTAGTAGTTGGAGATGAAAAGATTGGAATACCAGTTCCGCCAACTAAAAAGGTAGTAACATAGATTCTCCACTGATTAGTATTAACTGGATCTTCAATAATATAATCAACTATGTATATTGTGCCGGCAACATTTATTGTCCAACCAGGTTGTACTGTAGTTTCAAAATTAGCTGGTAAATTAGTTTTAAAATATGCTACCCATTTTTCACCAACTGAACTTCCGCTTGTATCCCAAATATCGTTTGTGATAATTAAAGTGGGATCAATAGTTGAATAAAAACTAATGGGTTTTATTTGACCAGTTGGATCAAAAGTTGTATCAACAGTCATTCGCCATTGAGTTGGGTCCGATGGCTCTGTAACAATTGATATAACTGTATAAAATAAAGGAGAATTAGGATATCTATCAATGACTGCTGTTTGTCCTACTAACAAATCTACAAGAGCTTGGCTATAAAATGTTTTAGACAGTGTTACACTATTACTAGTTAAGGAAACACCAGTAGGTGCTGGGCCAACAGTTATTTGTCTAGGCGTTACAAGTTCAGTATTAGTAATAACCGAAACATCTTGTACGTACGGACTTCTTGAAGAAAATATTGCGTTAGGAGCAAATCTAAAAGCATATCCTGTGTTGTTTATATTGTCGTAATAAAAATCTTTTATTGTTAAATGCTGTACAGTTGTTTCTCCATTAAGATGAAATACATCTTCAGTTTCGTATCCGGTTGCTGGCACTACTGTAACACTACGTATTCCTTCTCCAATAATAGAAACATTTGAAGGTACTACTAAAGGCAACTGTTCCTGATACTCTCCAGGATAAACAAATATAGAAACAGGACCACCGTTGCTTGCATCAGCTGCATCTAGTGCTCTGCGAATTGTTGCGAAAGGACCTTGTGGATGATCTCCTGCATTAGTATCATCTCCATTTACTGCTACATAAAAAATATTACCTGAGCGCAATGCAAGGTCAATACCGCCGCCTGAGATTGACGATGTTGTAACTACTTCACCATTAACTAAATCTGTATATAGCTGTCGCCATTTTTTAGATGGGGATCCTAGATCATATGTTAACGTTTGATCTGGAACAATGTTGCTGCTAACATCAGTATTAAAATTAACAGTATCTTCTACGATGTTATTACCAAATGTTATTGTACCGCCTAGAGTAATGGTTCCAGGAGTTGTTAAATTTCCAAAAATTCTTAGACTGTCAGTTTCTACAGTACCTGTTCCATTAGGAATTAAATCTATATTAGCGTTAGAACGTATAGTGTTTATTCTATTGTCAGAAATAGTAAACTCTGATGTTTCTAAATTTGATAAGACGATAGCATCAGCAGCATCTAAATTGATATTGCCAACTACAGCATTTATTTCATTGTCTTCTATTCTTAAATTAGGAAGTATTAAATCATCAGCAATAAGATTTACGGTTCTAGTAGTACCAAAAATTTCTAATTCGTAGGAAGGATTATTAAGATTAATACCAATACGACGATTATTAACGTCTACATAGAGTAGCTGAGTCGTGGATGTATTATTACGAAAAGCGATATCTACGCCATTACGTATTAAATTTTCTTCTAGTAGCGGGCCGCCAATTCTACCAATCTGTGTCATATAATTCCCTCAACACAGTATTTATTGGTTATTTGTCGAAGTTATGTAGTACAGTAATTGGTTTAGCAAGAGGTGGAGCAGATGTAAATTTAATGTACCATCCATCTGCATATGGTGAGTTAGGGCCTGTTAGGCTTCCTGATACACTTTGCTCAAGTGTGTAATTTGTTGTAGATATCTGAAAAACGTTTTCGATTAATACTAACACGTTTTGCGCTGCTGCTGGGATAGGAAAATCTGTATCGCCGCTGTTTAACGGTCCAAACACAGTTTCAGTAGCATCGCCATTTCCTAAATTTTGCTGAGTTATTGTGCCTGGTTCTTTATAACGAAGTTCTCGCCAAGCACTGTTTTGATATACTTCAAATTCGTTATCATCTATATTATAGCGCACATGTCCATTAATTGGACTTGCTGGTCGTTGCGCTTGTGTTCCTTTAGGAACTAGCACACAATTTGTACTGTCAAGAATAACTTGATCGTTTACATCGTACTTAACACCCTTACCCTTAATGTTTCGTAAGTTTGTATTTTGTGCTTTAAGTAATCTCATTATACTTCCAAATAACTTATTGATGCTGCTAGATTAGTAAAATTTGATCCTAGATCAGGTTCTGCAACAAACGATAACTTATCGCCTGGACCTAGTACAACTTTTTCAGAATCAAATGTAAATGTTTCGCCAGCCGGTAATTCAAGTTCTCTAACTACACAAGTGACACTATTGTTAAGTGCTTGTGAATTCTTAATAAAGTGCATGTCAAAACTTGCGCCGTTGGTAGCAGGTGAAGCACCGTTTGGACTGTATGTATTGCATACCATAATACTAGTAATAGCATAACTTTTACCTGCGGGCACGGTTAATACATCAAGTTGTGTAGTTTTTAGTTGTGCATTTTCTATAGCCATTTTTTTATCCTTAGAAGAGCATGCTCAATAATAATGCTCTATTTTTACTTATAAATTCTCCGCTGGTGTTACTTCTATTAACGAAATATAAACCAGTATCTCCAACACCTTCTTGCTTACTGTAGACTTTAATGCCTTCTAAAGGTGAACTTGGATCTAAGCTACCATCATCATCAGTTGGAGTTTCAGAAATCGCTAGTACGTCTTTTATTAAAACGTTACCTGTTCCTGGTGCTCCTAATATCAAATTAGTATTACTTTCAGTTGTTGATATTTCTGTTCCATTAACTTTAATACCGTATAGTTCAATTCTATTTTGATAAAAATTAGCAATTTCACTATTTTCAACAGTAACTGAAATTTTACTGTTATCACTAATTGCTCGACCAGAACTTGCTATATATTTTGTTATGTCACCGCCGGTCGTGCTGCGATTAAATTCGATAGTATTATCAGTTGGAGTATCTGTAACTGTCCAAGTTCCGTTAATACCGTTTATTATTGCATCTACTGGACTTGTTGTAACTCCAATAATTGTTATGCTATCACCTATTTGATATCCGTGAGTATTTGTTGTTCTAATAATAGTTCTAGAGCCAACTTCAATAATAGCCCCAATTGTATTATTTTTATCAATCACGCTAACAGAACTGTTATCTTGACTAATAACGCTAACACCAATGTTAACAAATGAGAAATCAACAAAGTCAGAAACAGCTTTTGCATTTGGTATTGCATCGTCATTGACAATAACAGATCCAGTTACTGGATCCGGAGTAATTATTCCAGCATCATATCTAAAAACTTTTTCTTCGTAATTAACACTACCTTGTACAGTGATAACACCATTCCCTACACTAACAAATAAATTCCCGCCTGCAACTATTCCAGGAGTTGCTATAGGTAAACGTTGTGTGCCTTGTTCTGCCAACCACGTACCAATACCATTAACTTCACCGCCAAGGCTCCACGTTATGCTGTCATCGTATACCCATCTTGCATTTACAAATGCACCCCTTTCAATTTCAATTCCACTTGAATAAGGTCTATCAAGGCTTGCTGGTAATCCATCTGCTGTATTACTTGCGCTTAGTATAAGGATGTTATCGTCAACTTTTACTATAGTTGAATTTACAGTAGTGGTATCACCTTTAACTTCTAAATCACCAGTGATAAGAACTTTACCAGTGCCGTTATTTTTTCCGTTAGTAGTGTCGAGGGTAATTGTGTTACCCTCTCCTACTATAAGTTTATAATCACTAGTTGGTATACGAAGTACTCTTGCCATTTTATATCCTTAGATAAGGAACTACAGTTCCTTATAATTTTTAGATCGCAGTTAAAACAATGTAATCGTTAGAGCTATCGTTTTCTAGACGCCACGTATACTTGTTACCACTAAAATCAGTAGCCATACGTTTTGTAAGTTTAGCAATAGATACAAGTTGACCGCTGTTAGAACTTAGATGACCTCGAATACGGATTTCACCGTTAGTTCCAGGTTGTGCAGAAACTAGTACACCAGTCTTTAAATCTGTACCGGTAACTGTTCCAGGAATGCTTTCGCTATCAGTAAGTGCATCAACTGATGCCTTTAGTACTACGAAAGTTTTCTTTCCTCTTTGTTTTACAAGTTGATAGTCTGTGCCTAATGCACCACCAAAATATCCTTCAACTCTAATACCTGCTTGTGTTGTTGTTGCTGAACGGGTTACTTTAACACCGTTAATATCTTTATGTAATGGACGTCCCATTGTTTTCTCCTTAATTTGACGTTTTAGGTCTACGCTGCGGGTTACAGCATAAGTTCGCATTACGCGAATATAATTTAGACAAAGTATTTATCAGAAACCTAAGATAAAAAAATAGACCCCGGAGGGTCTATTTTTATTTTGCTACCTAGTAAAAATTACTGGAATGTAACGTTACCGCTAGTGATAGCTACGTTAGCTAGGTAGTCAGCAGCATTACCTAGAGATGATGCTGTGTTGCTTAATTCAACATATCCATAACGAGTCATAAAGCTCACGACTGGTTCGAATGTGTCTGGATCTAGAACAACACCAGAGCTCATTAGAGGAATGTAAGGGCAATAGAATGCCGCTGCATCTGACTCTGAAGAACCTTTGTAACCAACTAGAACACCTGTTGCATCAGATGCATAAGTGTCAACGAACACACGCATAGCGTTGTTCAATGTACCAACAAACTTGGTATTAGTTGGAGCTTCGAATGAACCTTCTGTTGTTCTTGCGAACGCAGAAGTAGTTGCACTTTGAAGAATTGTTAAAGCAAACGGACTAACAACTGCAAAGTTACCAGCACCACGACGAGTACGCTGAGCGATCAAATTAGCAGCACGGTTGATTTGAACAGCTAATGCAGCGTGTTCATCACCAACGAATGTAGCTGTACCTGAAACGGTAGCTTGGTCGTATGTTTGTACTGTGCCTGCTAGGCTACGTAAAGAAGCAAGAACTTCTTGATCAATTTCAGCTGTAATTTCTTGAGCCAAAGCAGCCATAATTTCTGCTTCGATATCAATACCATGCTGAGATTGTGCATCCTGTGCAGCTTCGAATGTCCAGCGAGCTGATAGCTTTCTGGTCTTAGCTTCAACAGTTTGCTTCAAGATCTGGATGGACATTCTTCGTCCAGCTGCACCTTCTAAAGCTGCTGTTGCATTAGCTTTACCGGTATTAGCACCAGAATACTGTTCAGCAATCTTGAATGGGCTTAGAGCTTCTTCACCTGCTGTTGTACCAACGACACCGCCGTTAGCTGCTACTGTGTCGCTGTAGCGAACACGTAGCGTGTGGATCTGACCCACTGGACCAGTCATAGGCTGGACACCTACCAATTCGTTAGCGATAACGGTTGGCATTACACGTCTGATGACGGGTAGGATAACACGATTAAGTGTTGAGACATTACCAGCAGAAGTAGAACCTGCGGTAGCGGATTCACTTAGATAACGACGAGTGTTTTCTAATGTGGTTTCCATTACGCTTTTCTTGGTGCCTTGTAAGCCCTCAAGAAGTGCAGTCTTTGTATCCTGCCAGCGACTTTCTAATAGTTCTGACATTTGGTTTTCTCCTTATTTTAATCCAGCTAGACGCTTGATATCGATTACATTTGAATCGTGGTCTGCTTTTGAACTAATACTTTCTTCCCTATTGCCTGTTACTTCTTTGCCTTCTGATAATACTGCCTTCTTCTTAGCTGGAGAATTTCCGTCAATTACTGCCGGTAGGTATTTGTCAAACGCAGAGCGTAGCTTTGCTGTCTGAACAGATTCCAGTAAGTCTGTCATAATTTCTCTTTGGCCTGCGTTTAACGGCGAAACCAAGTCGTTCATTATTTCTTTTCTTTGTGCAGATTCAACTAAACGTTGTTTTTCAACGCTAATTGTTTCTGCAAGTTGCTTTGCTTTAGCCGCAAATGCTTTTGCTTCAGATATTTGTTGATCTTTTAACTCAACAACTTTCATTAGTTTAGCAGTGTCTGACTTTTCATTTAAGTAGCTGCCTGCGTATTCAGAAGCAAATGCTTCAAATAGCTTGCGGCCAAAGTCATTACGGCGTGCTGTCTCAATATCTTCTTTAAGCTGAGTCATCTCTTGTGTGAGTTTCTTGCTTACAGTTTCTGATACTAATTTAGCACTCTTGTTAATAAAGCTCTTTTGAACTTGTGCAAATTTTTCTTTAGCTTCACGGACTAGGCGAACCTTTGTCTCAGCTAGATCTTTCTTATCTTCGTAAAATTCTGCGATCTCAGTAGCTAGTGCTTCTACAATGAATTCTTCTAGTTTGGCAAACTTAACTGCCATAGTCTTTTGATCTTCATGTAGCTCTCCGACTTCCTTACCTAGCTGACTTACAACAAAACTTTTTAGTAGATTTGCGTTTTCACGCATTGCTACTGCATATTTTGCTTTTGCTTCTGCTAGTTGTCTGCGATCATCTGCAAACTCTTGGATTTCGGAGGCAAGGCGCTCACTAAGCATGGCATCAATAGCTTCAACCATTGATGCTTTATCATGTTCGTATTTTTGAGCGAACTCTTCGCGTAGTTCAGCAGTGACAGCTTGACGGTTCTCACGAACCCTAGATTGCCATGCTTCCTCGATTTGGGCACGCACTTCTTCTGATACAACATCATTTTCGAATAGTGTTTTAAGTGCATCCAACATTTATTTTCTCCTCTTATTGGAGTCGACTGATTATATTAATCAGCGAATCTTTCAAATACTTCTGTGCCTTGGGGTCGTGTCTTGTAGCCTGTGCGATTTCATAAGCCTTGTAACCGCCACGAGCATTCATAATATGTTCGTAGATGGGTGTTGGGTAAGCACCAGGTGCGCTGGGTTGTGCCACAACGTCAACGGTGATTATTTCAAAATCTGATACTTCACCGGAACCGTCCTCTTGGACGTTCCCGGATCCGCGTGATGATACTCCTAACTTTACCCCGCTCTCTAGCATTGTTTTAACTAGATTGCCCATTGGTGTTGGTAGGATCTTTAACTTGCCATAGCCGTTTGGTCCATCCATCCACATTTCTGTGATCATATGGCTTACGCGGTCTAGGTTGATATTAAGGCCTTCTGGATGATCTACTTCGCCGAGAACTGAGTAGCCTCCGCTAACTTGATCATTGAGAGTTTTGACAGCCCTGCCAATTTCATTTACAGGATACACTCGCTGATTTGCGTTGCGCACTCCGCCTTGAATACAAATGCCTTTCATGTAAAGACTTTTGCCTTCATCAGCGGATTCGATCACAATCTTAGCTTGGTCGAATGTCAGGTTCTCTCGTAAGTTTTTCATTCGAAGTTCCTTACTTGCCGCCAATGATTGATTTCTTATTGGCTGCTGTGTCACCGGAGCCTTTCTTCTCTGCGCCGTGACCTTTTGCTACACCACTCATTTTAGTGGCGCTCTTTGAACCAGGAACGTTTACATTGCCAGCATTGTCTTCTTTAGGTGAACCACCTTTGAAAACGCCATTGCCTTTTAGTTGACCTTTGTTAGCTTCAACACCTTGCTCTGTTCCAGCTTGGTTCAAGTTAGATGCGGTACCGCCCATATCATTTTTGTTAGCAACTACGGACTTTGTGTTTGCTCCGTTGTCACCCATTTTACCAAATTGATTGTATGTTTGGCCGCCTACTTTTTCGACATATTCACGCATTTCTTCTGCGGCGGATTTTTTCATATCCTTTTTCTTGTCGTCTTTTTTATCTTTTTTAGCTTCGAAAGCATAAGATTCTTTTTCTTCTTCGTCGTCGGACTCTTCGCCTTCTTCGTCGTCGGAACCTTCTTCGTCACCGCCCATGTCATCCATGTCGCCGTGCTCTTCTTCACCTTCTTCACCAGACATCATTTTTTCAAATTCAGCCTTTAGTTCGTCTAGTGCGTCTTCTAGATCAACTACACGATCTTCAATACCGCCACCTTCTTCGTCACTGCCCATGTCATCCATGCCCATGTCGCCGCCGTCTACTTCAACGTCACCCATCATGTTGTCAGCTGGATCACCGCCCATCGCCATTGGGTCAGCTTCTACTTCAAATTCGTCTAAGTTGAAATCTTCGTCAACTTTTTTATCTTCGTCATCAGACTCATCAACTTCTTCGTCGGAAGCTTCATCAACTTCTTCGTCATCTGACTCATCAACTTCTTCATCAGAAGCTTCGTCTACATCTTTATCTTCTAGATCATCTTCTAAAAGTGCTTCGTAAATTTCACGTGATTTTTCAACCACGATTTCATGGAAAAGCTCTTCAGCACCTGCTTTATCTTCATTGATAAGGCGCTCAAGCATTTCTTCAAACTTTTTGCGATCTGCCATTTGTATTCTCCTGTAAGTAATTACCTGTGGTAAGGCTGTCATGTTTATTTACTCGTTTTGGGGAAAAGTGCGCAGATATAGGCAAAAAACGGCTCGTTTTGAGCAGTTTGCCTAAAGATTGAACATTTTCTTAAAGTCATCAACAAAGATTGTCTTTAAGTTGTTAAATTTATTTAGTTCCTCTGGACAATAATTATCAGGTAATATTACCCTGTAAAACTGTGTTTGAGGATTTTCTTTAATAACACTGGCTGTTTGACGTAACCAATTGCCAAAGAATGTAGCGCCGTCAGTGCTTTTTTTATAGTTAACTGTGTCTGCATACAGGTTATTAAATTTTGCACCTTCGTTTAATCCTTTATAATCAAAGCCTAGTATAAAGATTCGTTCATACTTGTGCTGACTAGATAACCATAGTGCAGTAGGTCCTGAACTCCATCCTTTACTAGGATGAAAATAATTTAAATTTTGTATACGTTGATATGATTTATTAGGATTAGTCCATACTGGATTTCGATGCTGATAGCCTGCCTTTGAAATTTCTAAGACCATTTTTACATCTACTGCAACTAGATAGTCTGGTGCAAAAGTTCTGTACAATGCATTACAGCCGTATGTTTTTCCGTAAAGTTTTAATACTTTAGGATCTATGCTGGATCTACTAGTACCGTTGCCTAGTACAAAAGCTGTAGCAGTATCAAAAGGTACTACTAAAGTTTGCGGTTGAGTGTTAGGAACTGAATTAACAGCTTCGGCAATTTTTTTTTGCCTACGCTGTTCTTTAATTATGTTCCATTCAGTTTTAGTATATTTTGATTTGTCTATCTTGGCCATTACCCACCTGTAGCCGCTGCTTGTGCTGCCATTCCGTACATCTGTCTAATGAAATCTAATTCTTTGACAGTTTCTTTTTTATGTAGTTCAGCAGCTTTTCTAGCACGACCAATTTGGCGTAGGGTAAGACGTGTTTTGCGTGTGTCAGACGGTTTTAGTATAGATGTATCGTAAATGGGATCATACCTGTCGTTTTCAACAGGTTCTAATGTTTCTTTATCAAAATAAAATAATTCACGCAATATCATAATAGTATTTATATCGTTTGTGATCCTGCGGGCGGTGCCGCACCGGGTGATGTGCCTGTTGATGTTGTTGGCGGAGCAGCATCTCCACCTGCAACTGGTTCTTCTCCGGTAGTGTCAATGTCTTCTGCGCTGCCTATGTCTGCACTGATGCCTGCTGAACTAATACCAACTCCTCTCATCTCGCCGGCAGCGTCTGCTGGGCTTCCGTTGACATTTTCTTCGTTTTCTTCGCGCCACATTCTTTCGTTCTCTGCTATCTCTTCTGGACTCATACCTAAGAAACGTTTCATTGCAAAGCGGTTTGATATGAATGGAATTTGTTGTACCTGCGCAAAGGTTGGTATACGTGCATTGTCTAATTCTGATTGACGATAAGCCGCAAAGTTTAAAGGTTCTTGGAAAGCAATGTCAAACATTGCAACGTCTATGTTCACACCTTTTTCTAGCAAATAGCGTTTAAATTCTTGGTTAAACTCTTCTGCAACTAATCCTTGTAGACGTTCGCAGTAGTTGTTGAATCTTAATTCTTGTATGTAAGCTGTGCCTACTCGACCGTCATTAAACTGGCTAGCACCGTCATCTGCACCTGTAGGCAAGTATGAACTAGGTATACGCAGACCTCTAACTAATTTGTTAGTAAAGTAGCGTAAATCATCAATTTCACCTAGGTTAGTACCGCCTGGTAAGGTTTCAACTTTAGAACCTCTACCTTCTGCTGTTTGCGGGAAGAAGTAGTCTTCGTTAATACTTAACGGGTTGTAGCTTGAGTCAATTACATTGGTACCACCACCTGTTGTAGAAGGTATGCGTCTTTGATGTATTTCTGTTTTTACA